TAGTACTGCCGCGAGAATAGAAAGTAAGTGTAAGGAATATGGTTGCTTGTTGTTAGTGGGAGGAGACACTTACAAGCACACAAAGAATAAATTCTTTTATCTTAAAGTAGATGACCTTGCAGTAAAAGGAAAGACTGTGGGCATTGAAATATACACTGTACTTGATGTTAAAGTAGGCAAGTATGCAAAAGCAAAACAAATGCACGAAGATATGCACATGCAATATCGTAAACAAAACTTTGACAAAGCAATTAAATTATGTGAGCAACTACATGATGCCTTTGAAGGTAAGATGAAAGGTTATTATGATATGTGGATCGAACGTTGCGAATTTCAAAAGACTCAAGCACTGCCTAAAGATTGGGATGGCGTTTTCATAGCCACAAGTAAATAATTAGTCGTCCGGAGACCAACTCCTAACAGTAGTAAATAAATTTGCATAGTCAAGCAAATCAGAACGTAATGTTTGCAAATGTTTTAGTTCTATAGGAGTTTCTAATCCAGCAGACTCGTACAGTGGCAAATAAAAATTTATAATTTTATCTACACGTTTTCTATCAGTGAGTATCGCCTTCATTACTCTTTGATGCCATTCGTTCTCAGTAATCATATCATGTAACCAGCCGTGATGTACACTGTGACTGTTAAACTTTTTAATCATCTCTTTAGTTTCGTAATACACAGCTCTAACAGGATTTATATTTACTCTGTATTTTTGCATCACAGCAGGATACACCCACCATTCTGCTCTACAATGTTGATTGCTAAGAAATCCTCTATACTCATTTAACATACTTTTTTCTAAGCCGTCTACACTATCTCTAATTTCTACATCATACACTTTCATTAATCTATCTGCTAGTCTTTTATGTTTAGCAGATAGGTCGTTGTAGTTCTCTTTTAAATCTAATATCGAGAACGTGCCATCTAAAAAAGTGTTTGGTATAGTCTTGTGTAGTTTAAACTTGTTAAGTTCGGTAGTCAAACGTATAGAATCAAAATTTATAATATCTTTTGACATGCTAGTACTTATCAGGAATTGAGTTTTAGGATAGTATGTAGTTTATTAATGCCTTTGTTTCTGGCTAGTGTACTTTTTGCACCAAAGTGTAAAGGCTTAGGCCATTGCCCTATGTCTACCCAGGCATAGCCGGCACTCTCGTGATTAAGTGTTGGTATAAATTCTTCGTCAACTAGATACACAAAACTGTAGTAAATAAAGTTTTTGTCTTTGCTTTGATAAACATCTATGGGATTTAATTTTTTTAGTTCGGGTACGATTCCTATTTCTTCTTCTAGTTCACGTTGTATGGTGTCGTATGTAGTCTCACCTGGATCCATCATGCCGCCCCAAAAACCCCAAGTGTGTTTTCCTTTTTTATCTGAATTGCGTAATTGAAATAAACACCTGCCTGTAGATTTTGCTAGAAATAAAACACCGGCGGCGCTTACTCCGTTGTGTCTTGATAAGTTGGTCATAGGGTTAAGTTTAGTAAGTATGCTTTCGCTATCTAAACGTTTAGACGCCAGAACCCTGGGTTGTACTTCCCTTCGTATGTGCTTGTCCATTGGACGTTTTCCCATTTGTATTGTTTGTTTGTGTATAAGTTTTTAACATAATGAATACTTTCTTGGTTAACTGATGTAGAAGCATTAAATGATACTACCCATCCTGTGCCGTTGTATTCGATAATGTCGTTTGTGTTTGCTGTGACACCCCATTGGTTGCCGTGTATCTCAGTTGTGAGCAAATAACGTTGCCCAGTAGCCACAGCATCTAGTGTTCCGTCACCCGGATAGTTTTTAGAAGCATCAACAATTCTTGTTACGTCTGTTAGTGTTGTTGAAGGTAACGTGTCTACATCTAAATTAAATACCAGTTTAGACGAGTCTAATACATTTCTACTTACTACTCCTGTTATAAGTGTATTTTCGTTGTCTACATTATTTGTTATGTTAAGTTGTAATGTACTTGCGGATGTTAGTGGTATATCGTCTATGCTTATATTTGCATTCGCTGTACCAGAACCTTGCGGTGAAAGTACTTCAAGCAAGTCGTTCCAGTTTGCTTCTGCACTGCCATTGTCTTTGTACAACTTCGCTTCCGTACCAATAAGTTCTACTTCGTAGTTGTTTGGCGATATTGTGTGCAATTCAAAGTCTGACTCCAATGTTCTAAAGAAATCATACATGTCTGGATTATATTCTAAATCACCTACACTACCTGTATCATAAATGTTTGTAATAATAGTATTAATAATTTTTTGTCTTTTAACTTTAGCAGGAGGACTTAGCCATATAGGTAATATAAATGTCAACGTAGCAACATCAATTGTTTCGTCAACACCTGCAGGAACACTTCTGTTACTCCACTGTATGTCGGTCAACTCAACTTCATACAAATTTGTCCAGTCTAGCGGATTATTTCCTTGCTGTAACTGTATACTAGGATTAAACAAAATTAATATTTGTTCTAGTAATTGTAATTTTTGGTCGGTGTTACCACTCCATATATCAAGATTCATTGTTAAGTTGTAAGGTACAGGCATATATCTGTCTGTGGTATACAAATTACCCGGAAAGTCTTCTGAACCGTATGATCCAGTACTGGCATCGTATTGTCTTTCAGCAACTTGTACTTTACTAATATTCATTGGGTCTTGCGTTCTGTCTCTAGCAACAAGCAGACTTGTAACGTTACAAGCCATAAACGGTGTGCTGTTAACCATGTTCTCTGAACCTTTTGTTAAAATATGTGCAACCATACGTTGCATATCTGCATATCTTACAGGTACTTTATTGTAATGCGTGGTTCCGTTGCGTACACCTTCTGCAACCTTAAAGCCACTGAATATTCTCATGAACTGTAGTAAGTATCTTCTTAACTGTGCGTCATAGAAATGATCCATATTAATCTGCCTTAGGTTTTACAGCCTTACTCAAATTTGATTTTTCTGCTTGAGTAGTTCCGTCTGTGTTAGTAGTTATATTATCATTGTTAATGAATGATGTGAGTATTTTATTGGCGGCACTCCAGACACGTTTGTTGTCGTCGCTTATCTTAATCCACCTACTGCCTTGCTTCCTGAACAGTCTGTTTGGAGTAAAGTCCGTTCTCAAGTAGTATTCCCCATCATTTGCGTCTAGTGGCATTGCATCGCCACTGCCTACTATTGAAATACCATTGGGCGGAGAACCATCACCTGGGAAGTATACACCAGGTTTATCTTGCGAGTTCTCATCTACATATAAATGGCCACCCTTATAGTATCCTGCATCATATTGTACTTCAGTATTTGCTAGTTCTACTACTTTATCTGATATTGCTATTTCAGTACTGTATGTACTTAGAATATTTCTAAGGTCATCAGCCTGTTCGCCAGTACCGAGAATATCTCTGTATTCCGGACTGTCTGTAATATTTTTAAGTTTAACTCTCCACAAGTGAGGCCACCATCTAGGATCATAACCTTCTGCTGGTCTTCCAGCATCACTTACTACGAAGAATCTATTAACTGCTTCGCCACCACCTAACAACAAGTCGTCTCTTAAATGTGGTAACTCTAAAACATCTCCTGCCATTAAACGTCTACCCAACATGTTTGCACATGTGTTCATATGGAAAGTCATAAACAACGAATCGTTATTTACAAATAAACCAAACTGGGTTAAGTCAAAGTCGGGGTCTGCTATGGTGTATGAACCACGTAGTTCGTATATGTCTGTGTCGTATTTCCTATCTCTGTTCTCAAGGAATACAACATCCTGGATATATAATTCGTCATCGTTTCCGTGACCTTGCGTGGTGTCGTCTTGATATGTGCCTACATACTTATGTACATAAACTCCTGTTCCACCTGCATTGACGGACTCGGCTACAACTCTATCTATAAAGTCGTAATCGTTCCCTTTGTTTTTGTTCCATAAACTTAATCTTGGCATAATGTAGTATTTATCACTTTAGGAAGTTCTTGACAATTTCCTTGATAACTATTATAATACAAAAACGAAACGGAGAGTTGGCTGAGTGGTCGAAAGCGCCTCCCTGCTAAGGAGGTATACGGGCAACTGTATCGAGGGTTCGAATCCCTCACTCTCCGCCACTATACATAAAACTATAAAACTCTAAGTGGTAAATATACACGATGCGAGTGTCGTATAACGGTTATTACAAGACGTTGCCAACGTTTAGATGACGGTTCGATTCCGTCCACCCGCTCCAAACAGATACACAGTATCAGGAAAAAAATAAAATGGCGAAAACAACTAAAAAACCAGTAGCAAAGAAAGTAGCAAAAAAAGTTACAAAAAAAGCACCAGCAAATAAGTTTTGGTTTGAAGACGTTGGTGACAACGTAATGAGAAACGCAGAACAAATTAGTGCGAACATTCAGAAGAATGCGAAACAACTAAGTGACAATATTGCTAAGAACAGTGCTAGAATCAGTGCTAATATTAAAGCATTAAGCGAAAGATAAAATGGACGGGGGCATAGCTCAGTAGGGAGAGCGTCTGGTTTGCAACCAGAAGGTCGTGGGTTCGATTCCCTCTGTCTCCACCACTCTAAAGGAAGAAGATGCATACAGAAAAAGTTACTTGGGTCCATCATTGGACAGACAAGACATTTAGTTTTAAAACCACCCGCAATAAAAGTTTTCGTTTTATAAACGGAGAGTTTGCTATGATTGGGTTGCCGTCAGAAGAAGAGGGCGGCAGACCAACACTTAGAGCATACAGTATTGCAAGTGCAAACTATGAAGATGAACTAGAGTTCCTCAGTATTAAGGTACCGGACGGACCTCTTACAAGTCGTTTACAGCATTTAAAAGTTGGAGACGATGTATTAGTCATGCCTAAGTGTACAGGCACACTAACGATTGATAATTTAACAAAAGCAGATAATCTATATTTATTGTCAACTGGAACCGGTCTTGCACCGTTCCTAAGTATAATAAGAGACCCTGAAACATATGAAAAGTTTAAAACGGTCACAGTAGTACACACAACTCGAACACATACAGAACACACATATACTGATTTAATGACAGAACTAGCAGACACATTCTCACTTAAATATTACGACACTTGCACCCAAGAAGATTATATTCGAAAAGGACGCTTCTGGGACCATGTAAATAAGTTCACCGATGGTGGCTTTAATAAAGCAACTGACAGAGTTATGGTATGCGGCGGTCCTGAAATGAATTACGAATGCAGAGATTACTTTGAAGATAAAGGATTTACAGAAGGAAACCTAGGAGAGCCAAATGATTTTGTGTTGGAACGTGCCTTTGTAGACTAGATAAATACGGATATGCAAAAAATAAATCCTTTTAAAGATTTTGAAGTTACAAAACACACTCCAGTGGATTTTATTATACTTACAGACCCGTACGGACTGTATAACGCACATAATTATAATAAGATGACCCATGATTCACTGCTGGCACCAGGTTATCTTAGAGACCCGGAGGTATCACAGGCACTACTGACTAAAAAAGAGGATCCAGATTTTTGTCCTGGAGCAATACATCATTCGAGAGGCAATGCTAACTCACTACATCTTAGAACACTGGGTGCATATAAAGTTGCACATGAGTGTAGATTGCGTGGATACTCTGTGCAAGTTGTAGACTATCAAAGTTTTTACGACTTAGAAACATTAAAACGCATTGTAGACAAGTATGTCGGTGAGAACACACTAGCAATTGGAATATCTGTCTCGTTTTATATGCGTTACCCATGGATGCTAAACATGGTAACAAAAGAAATGCCAATATTGCCTTTAGAAGGAATACAAGATGAAGGTGAAGTGTTTGATGATCCTTTTAAACCATACTCCGGTTTCTTAACACACGGTAGAGAAATTGACGATGCATTCGTTGAATATGTGCGGAGCATTAATTCTAATGTAAAATTTGTAAAGGGCGGAACAAGAGCTAGGGAAGATGTTGAGCTTCGTAATGTTGATTACATTAATGTAGGTTGGGGAGATGTGACTATGCCTGATATGCTAGACGACATAAAGAATAATACAGCAGACAGCATGCCAATCCATACTACTCATCCTTATAAGTTAGATTTACTTAGCAAAATAGAAATGCAACACAGCACAATGCGATATACTAAGTCGGATATTTTGTTTCCTGGTGAATTAATAGCACTAGAGACAGCAAGGGGTTGTATATTTAAGTGTTCGTTCTGCAGTTTAGAATTAGTAGGCAAAGAAAAAGGCACATATTTTAAATCTAATGAAAGTATTGCATCAGAGTTTATACATAACTACGAAAAACATGGCGTAACAGATTATTGGTTTGTGGAAGATACATTTAATGACGACCCTGACAAAATAATAAACTTACATAAAATTATTACGAGCTTACCATTTAAAATTACATTCTCTTGTTATCTTAGATTGGATTTATTGTATGTGCATAGAAATAAAGACGTACCACAACACCAACTGTTACTAGAAATGGGATTAAAGAGAGTGGAGTTCGGTATAGAAACCACTAACCCGGATAGTGCAAAAGACGTTGGTAAAGGTTTGAGTCCTCTTATACAATTGGATTTCCTGCGTGACTTAAAAGATAACCATGGTTGGGATGATGTTTTAATTGGTTCAGGGTTTATATTAGGTTTACCTAGTGACACTAAAGAAAGTATTCAAGAAATGTTTAACATAATGAGTAAACCAGATTTCCCAATAGATCGTCCAACTATAAGAGCATTGCTTATTAGACCACAAGATGCATATGATAAAGAAATTGAAGAAAGGGGTCTAAGCGAGTTTTCAAAAAACTGGAAAGATCACGGATACTCAATGGCCGAGCATGGCGACTTTCCTGAAGACATGTTTCATAATTGGACTAATCGGCACGGAGTAACTTATGAAATGTGCGAAAAGATGTTAGGAAATTATTTTAAACGAAAAGGGTTCAAGCCCTACAAAACAAAAAGAGCTCACCAGATGTCAATGAAAATTTTAAGTACAGTTGGTGTTGCAGAGTTAGTAGCACAAGGATTACATTGGCCCACTATTAATTCAGACACAAAATTTGATTATTTGGAATATGATCAGTCTAACACAGAGCATACTAAGAAATTATCGATAGTATCAGCACAAAGATTCTTGAAATATACGGAATTATTACTTACTCAGGACTTAGAAGATGACGATTAATCCGTTTAAAGATTTTGAAGTTAATCATACCCCAGTGGATTTTATTATACTTACAGATCCTGCAGGTTTGTACAACGCACAGAATTATAATATTCTTATGAGTAAGATGCAAATTAATACTGGGCAAGAAACAGACCCACAAGTATCTAAGTCGTTAATGACTAAAAAATCTGACCCAGACTACGATCCACTCCCCATACATCACTCGCAAAGTAAGTGTAATTCGTTATATTTAAAAACATTGGGTGCATATAAAATTGCACATGAATGCAGATTGCGTGGATACACAGTACAAGTAGTAGATTACCAAAGTTTTTATGATTTAGAAACGTTAAAACGTATTGCAGACAAATATGTAGGAGAAAATACTCTTGCTATAGGTATCTCTAATTCGTTTTACATGCGTTATCCGTGGATGCTAAACATGTTACCGAACGAAATGCCGGTATTACCGTTAGAAGGCATAAAAGATTTGAATAAAATGTTTGATGACCCGTTGTATGCATACAATGGATTTTTAATGCACGGCGAAGAGATAGATGACGCTTTTACAAGTTATGTAAAAAGTATTAATCCTAATGTGAAGTTTGTAAAGGGCGGTTCTAGAGCCAGAGAAGATGTCACGTTGAAGAATGTTGACTATATTAATGTAGGTTGGGGCGATGTGACTATGCCTGATATGTTAGATGAGATTAAATCCAACACAGCAGACAATATGCCTGTGCATACAACCCACCCATATAAGATAGATTTACTTAGCAAAATAGAAATGAAGCATAGTACAATGAAATATATTGATTCTGATATACTAATACCGGGAGAGATAGTTCCGCTAGAGTCAGCAAGAGGTTGTATTTTCAAATGTTCGTTCTGCCATTTTGAATTGACTGGTAAAGAAAAAGGTACATACTATAAATCTGCAGAATCTATACGAGAAGAATTTTTAGAGAACTATGAAAAGCACGGTATATCAGATTATTGGTTTGTAGAAGATACATTTAATGATGACCATGAGAAAATGGTTTACTTACATGAAATTATTACAAGTCTGCCTTTTAAAATTACTTTTTCTTGCTATTTAAGATTGGATATGCTGTATGTTAATCGTAATCAAGACATACCCCAATCACAATTACTTCTAGAGATGGGATTAAAACGTGCAGAATTTGGTGTTGAGACAACTAATCCTGAAAGTGCAAAAGATATTGGGAAGGGACTAAACCCTTCTATACAATTAAGTTTTTTGCGAGATTTAAAAGACAATCACGGTTGGGATAAGATAGTAACAGGCTCTGGTTTTATATTAGGACTACCAAGCGATACAGTAGAAAGCATACAAGAGACATTTGAAATTTTAAGTAGCGAAGAATTTCCTATAGACCGACCTACACTGAGAGTTTTGCATATTGCACCCGAAGAAATGGCAAGTAAAGATATATCAGCACGTGGAACTAGTGAATTTTCAAGGAATTACAAAAAGCATGGATACACGATGAGCGGTGAATTCCACAATGGTGTGTTTAATACATGGACAAACAGGAATGGCGTGTCATTAGACATGTGTGAACGCATGGTGATAAACTATTTTAGACGTAAAGGCATGAAGCCGTACAAGGATAATGGCATGACATCGATATTAGATACGATAGGGATAGTAGAGCTGGTAGCACAAGGATTACATTGGCCCACTGTTAGTGAAGATATCAAGTGGGCATCGAAAGAATTTCATCAGGGTAATGCTGAAGACACTAAAAAATTAGCAGAGATACAAGCAATGAAGTTCATGAAATATACAGAATTATTACTCACACAGGATATATAGTTATATGAATTTACCACATGCATACCCTATACTATTAATTGATAATCATGCAGTTGGGCCAGGACCGAGTGTGAAAGCAGAATACACTATACCTATCGACCATCCTGTACTCGAAGGGCACTTCCCTCACATCAAAGTATGGCCCGGTGTTTATATGATAGAAGGCATGAATCAGACAGCAGGACTACATGCTCTTGCAACAGCAAAACAGCAGTTCGGTGAAGTCGACCTTAGTAAGATGGTCACATTTGTTACTAGCATAGACAAAGTAAAGTTTAGACAGCCGGTTTTTCCTGGCGATACACTTACTTACACAGCCGAATTAATTACAAAAAAGCGTTCACACTTATTCTATGAGTGCGTTACCTATAAAGATTCCATCAGAGTATCACAAGCAACAATTGGATTAACAGCAAAAGCACTATAACTCCGTTTTTTATCGTTTGAGCTCAAAAATTACCAGTTGACAGCAGAATTATTTGAAGTTATACTAACTACCAATTGTAACCTTTAAAATAAGATTGAGAATATGGCTAAAAGAAAAGCAAAAAACGTTTACTTAATGCCCGAGCCTAAATGGTCGGATATAAACCTACTCGAAGATGATGAAAAGAAACTTAGACTGTATCGCAACTTCGAATATTTTGTTCATTATGAAGTACCAGATAAAAAAGCCGGGGCAACAATTTTTACATGGCTAGAAAAAGACAGTGGGCTTGATAGTAAATTAATTAAAAAACTAAAACGTGTGCCTGATGTGTGGTTTAGCACTTTTGCCAAGCATACTTACATCTGGTCCAAGACTGGATACATGCATCCGGACATTAAAACTCATTTGATGGACAAAATACCTGCTCTAGAAGATAAGGCAGAGGCAATCATTGAAAAAGCAGAAGAAAAGAAAGCAGATGCTAAACCTAAGATTAGTATACAGCAACGCATGTTAGAGCAAATTACAGATTTGTGTGGTAATTGGGACGAAGTTTTAGATAACTTTGTAGTTAGTGAAAAATTTGACCTAAAGACATTCGATCCAGAGAAGGATATGAAAATTTATGGAGCCGGAGTAATCAAACCAGCACATGCAAAACTAGTTAAGGATCAGTATATACCATATCACGCAGAAGCAGTTGAAAGTTTAGCAGGAACTTGTGAGCAACTAACTGAAGCATACAGTTTCATGAGTAAGAAAATGAAAAAGGAATATGTACAATACTTTGAAAAAATATTAAATGCCTGTGATGCTATAATCTTAACAGGTAAAGCAACCAGGAAGACTAGAAAGCCCAAAGCAAGAAGCAAAGATGTGATTGTTAAGAAGTTAAAGTTCCAAATAGCCGATGGCACATTAGGAATAGCATCTATAACGCCCACAGATGTCGTATACGCTAATGAACTTTGGGTATACAATACTAAGTCCCGGAAGATTGGCGTGTATCACGCGAAGAATAAGGACCCTAAAGGGTGGGGTAGAGAAGGAGCAGGGCTAATGGTTAAAGGAACTACACTACAAGACTTCGACGAAGAGTTAAGTATGCAAAAAACTTTGCGTAAACCAATAGAACAAATTAGTAATTGGACTGGAAAAGCAAAAACAAAGTTTTCAAAAGCATTCGATGAAGTTAAAACTACGCCTACTAAAATGAACGGCAGATTAAACGATACTACAATCATACTTAGAGCATTCTAGATACCATAAAAGATAAATAGTAGTATGGCTACCAAAATAGATCAAATAGGTTACAACAACCGAGACGAACTAATCAATGAGATTTCGTTGCGTCTTGCAGATGGAATGGTTGATGTTGAATTAGACAGAGATCATTATGACGTTGCAATTAATAAAGCAATCGCAAAATACAGACAACTTAGTTCAGGTTCAGTCGAAGAAGCAGTTATTTTTATACAAACACAGGCAGGTGTTACAAAATACACATTGCCAGATGAAGTTATTGATGTAAAAAGATTGTATAGACGAGGCATTGGTACCAACAGCGGCGGTGGAACAAACTTTGATCCATTTGACGTTGCATTTAATAACATGTACATGCTACAAGCAGGGCAAATAGGCGGACTTGCTGTATTCGATGCGTTTGCACAATACAAAGAAACTATTGGTCGTATATTTGGTAGCGAGTACAACTTTAACTTTAACAGAAATTCAAAAGAATTAACTATTCTAAGAAACGTAAATCACGCAGAAGATATTGCAGTAGGAGTACATAACTTCATTCCAGAAAGTGTGCTAATAAAAGATGTATATGCAAGTGACTGGTTAAGTGCTTATGCTTTAGCCCAGAGCAAAATGATGCTCGGCGAAGCAAGAAGTAAATTTCCAGGCGGACTACCAGGACCTGGTGGTGCAACTACACTAAATGGCGATGCTTTAAAATCAGAAGCCCTTGCTGAACTAGACACATTGATTGCTGGACTCCATAACATGGAAGAAGGTAATGCTCCGCTTGGTTTTGTTCTTGGATAGAGTTAATGAACAATTGTTTTTGTGAACTCCCTGACTTAGACAATCCCTTCACTGTAGACGATATTTTATGTGAGGAAGACTTAGATCTTATTCACAACTATTCTCAACAATCCAACTTAGGTGCTGACAAAGTACAGTGGCACGACTCAACATCAGATTTTTATACTAGCAAAAAGTTTAAACAAAACTTTAGTGGAGTAGGGTACATCACTGACAAAAAAGTTATGCGTACATTAAACGAGTTTGTCAGAGATAATTTTCCAGATGAATTTATTAAAAGTATGTGGTCAAGTCCTATGGGACATCGTTTTTTTCCTTGTACATTATTAGCATGGAACGATCCTAGCGACTGGCACTGCGAAGGAGTACAATATCCTGCACACAATAATCCTATTGTAACTGAGCAACGTTTTAGTACAGTTTGCAACTTTAGATTGATAGGCGACCCAGTGAATTCTCAAATACTGTTTGCTGATGGCGATGATGTATTGCAACAAGCCACGGAAGAAATTGTTACAGATTACATTAATAAGGATGTTGTAGGACAAAGTTCAAAAAATATTTTTAATAATATTAAACCTAGATCCTTCACAGCAGATAAAAGTTTGATGACAAGCAGTCCAAATGATTATTTCTGTAAGCCTGAAGTTTGGGAACCACATTTAACACAAATAGCAGTAAAAGAAGGATTCAATAATCCTTTTCTGCTCAACTTAGCCAAGTGGCACAAAGTAAAAATAGAGGATAACACACCAAGAGTAACACTACGACTAATGGCTGAAAAAGACATTCCATTCAGTACATGGGAAAAAATGGTTGACAACGGAACCTTTTTAAAGTAGTATTACTGAAAACATAACATAAGTATTGACATGAGTAATTTAATAGGCATTTGCGGATTCATAGGTAGCGGTAAAGATACTGTGGCAAAAATGTTTGTAGAACAAGGATGCGTACAGGACAGTTTCGCGGCACCATTGAAAGATATGTGTGCAAGTATCTTTGGATGGCAAAGAGAGATGCTAGAAGGTGATACTATGGACAGTAGAGAGTTCAGAGAAACAGCAGACTTATACTGGACTAGAAAATTAGGTATTGATAACTTTACACCCAGACTAGCACTACAGTTGTTGGGCACAGATATCATGCGTACTCATTTCAGTCAAGACATATGGCTAAACAGTTTAGAATACAGAATAAGGCGACAACGTCAAGATGAACTGTGTGTAGTTGTTAGCGATGCTAGATTTAAAAATGAACTCAACTTAATTAAAGAATTAGGCGGAGTAGTAATACATGTAAAACGTTCTGAGTTACCTGAGTGGTATGAAGTGGCAGTGCATGCCAACAATGGCAGTGTAACAGCAAAACACACCATGGAGACTAAATACAGACACATACATGCAAGTGAATGGAAGTGGGTAGGTTTTGAGTTTGACTACGAAATTGAAAACACCGGCACTTTAGAAGACCTAGAAGCATCAGTTCTCCAAATATCATCCGATTTAACTGATAATACCTAAAAGCAGTATAGCAGATAAAATTTGCATATTTATCAAACCACCTATAAATTTAGAAAAGCAGTTGTATAATAATACCATTTACCCGTTGTTTTGATAAATATCTATACATAATACTATGTAGCGAAATTAAATTAGGAGATTATAATGGCAGAATTAGTATCACCTGGTGTTAGTATTAGTGTAAGTGATGAATCGTTTTACGCCTCGGCAGGCGCTGGAACAGTTCCTTTAATCGTCATTGCGACAGCTCAGGATAAGAGCAGTCCAACTGGCACAGGAACAGCGGCACTTACTACTAAAGCACAAGCAGGTAAATTAAAATTAATTACGAGCCAAAGAGAACTTTTACAGAACTTTGGTAATCCGTTGTTTTACAGCAGTGGTAGTACAGCATTAAATGGTTATGATCTCAACGAATACGGCTTACTAGCGGCCCACTCATTCTTAGGTTTGGCAAACAGAGCATTTATCGTAAGAGCTGATATTGACTTAGGTCAATTAGAGGCTTCTTCAGTAGCACCAACAGGCGCTATTGCAGACGGTTCATACTGGTTTGACACAGCAAGTTCATCTTTTGGACTAAGAGAATGGTCAGGTACAGCATGGGTTAAAAAATCCGTATCAGTTGCAGATAAAATCAATATTAAGAGCGCCACAGGAGCACCAAAGCAATCATTTGGTCTCAACGGTGATTACGCAGTTGTGGCTAACACAGCCGCTGGCGGAACAGCAACAACAGTCAAGTACTTCGAAAAGTACAGTGATGACTGGTATGAAATTGGATCAGCAAGTTGGATCTCTGCTACAAGCAGTGACTTCCAGTTTGGAACACACCTTGCAGTACCAACTTTACAAAGCGATGGCGTTAGTGCGTTATCTTCAGGTGACGTTTTTATTCAAAAAACTACACCAAACACTGGCGTAGAGCTAAGTGTTAAATTATACAGCCTAGCAAGTAAGTCTTTCAGTGCAGTAGCAACTCCGTTGTTCTCAGATACTGATGCGGCATATACTTCAATAGGTACTGCTAATGTCTCAGTAGGCGACTTAATTGCAGTAGGTAGTACTACAGCAAGTCTAACATTGAAAAGACATAACGGCAAAGCAACAGTAACTGGAACAGGTTCTGCCAAATCGGCAATTGATGTTTCAGGTAATGCAAACGTACAAGTAGTCTATAATGGCACAACTGTAAACGTAGCATTCTCGGCTTCAATCAGTAGCACACCTGCTACATCAACAGTTGAAGATGCAGTATTTGATATTAACAGTGCATTATCAGGCGCAGGCGTTAGCGATGTAGTTGCTTCTGAAGGCGATGACACTAACATAGTGTTAACAGTTTCTTCAGGTAGAGACGTAGAAGTTAAAAGTCTACACACAGACTTTGGTCCAAGTTCATTGGGTCTAGGTTCTGGTGCGGCAACGGCAGACGTTACTTACTCTAACTTCGGTGATTTAAGTTACCAAGCAAGTAAGACAACAATTACAGGAACATTAACAGAAGGTACTTACTGGTACG